ATGAAGTTGAAAAACAAGATGAATTGATTGCAAAAGAAGCAGAAGAAGATGGTGGAGGTGAAGAAGGTGGAGAAGAAGAATATTAAAGGAATACACACCTTTAAAAGTTTATAAATATTAATAGATAATTTTTGGAGATAAAATGGCAGAACAAGATTTTAAAACAGTGGATATTATAGATTATTCTATGCAAAGTAAACCTACACAGGTTCATGATGCATTCGATCAAATAATTACAAGTAAACTTGTAGATGGATTGGAAACCAGAAAACGAGAAGTTTCTGCCAGAATGTTTTTAGACAAAGAAGAAATTTCAATCGAAGAACCAGAAACAACGGAGACACAATGAAATTATTAGCAGCAAAAACTGCCACAACTGCTACAAATTTGGGATTGGGTAAGGCTACAGCGATTGCAGTTTACGCATCTGCAATTTCAATCATTTCAGTAGTCAAAAATGATGGAACAGAAGGAGGAACAGATGGAACAGTTCAGGGTTCTATTACTGTACCTGCTGGTTCATCAACCGTAATTCATAAAGATTCCGACCAATTTTTATTGGCAAATGTGACAAACGGTACTTATACTAAAATCGCTTCTTCTGGGATATGATGAAAACATATAAAGAATTTAGGAAATCAATAGGGTTTCCTGTTAAAGAAAAAAAAATCGAAGAGGCAACACGACCAGAAACTTCTTTGAAGGAAGATGTCGTGGATCAGTTGAGATCTGTTGTAAAAAAGAAAAAAGAATCAGAAATTGGGTTTAAAAGTGGCACATCGGTTCCAATTGATCCAGAATCTGCAAAAGTCATTTTGAAAACCTTCGATACACTAAATAGTACTAACAAGAAAAAAATGCAAGATAACATGAATAAAGATACAAAATCTTTCTTAAAAATCTTGGATTTTACATTCAGTAACTCAAAATAGGATAAAAATGTCTACAATTAGAGAATTTTACATTGAAAAAGAAAAACGAGAGTTAATTAATACAATTAATTCTGCCAAATATATTAGTGAAGAACAAAAAAAATACTTTGATTTCTATAGTAGAAGATGATCGTGATGATTGGTATGCAGGGCATGATCCCAAGAAAAAGAAAGAGACATATAGTTCACAAAGTAAACCAAAATATCAACACGACACAGGTGTTGGAGGACAAAGTGGGAATTTAAGTAGAAGTGAGGCTCAAAAAAAGTACGATGAAACAGGAAGAGCTCCTGCTGGTTATAAAGTTAAAGATGGTAAAGTTTATCCAGACAGTAATAGGTAAGGAACTAAAATGAAACTTATATGCGAACTACAAGAATCCGTTGAGTATGAATTGATTGAAGAGGGAGCAAAACCCAAACAGTACTTCATTGAAGGTATCTTCATGCAGTCTGAAAAAAAGAATAAAAATGGTAGAGTATATCCTTTTGACGTTCTCGAAAGAGAAGTAAATAGATACGTCAACGAATATGTTACACCAAAACGTGCATTTGGAGAACTCGGACATCCTGACGGCCCTACGGTCAATCTAGATCGTGCATCACACATGATCACTTCTTTAGTTAAAGAAGGTAAGAATTTTGTTGGACGTGCAAAGGTTTTAAATACACCAAATGGACAAATTGTTAAATGTTTGATCGATGAGGGCGCAAGACTAGGTGTTTCTTCAAGGGGAATGGGAACATTAAAACCAGATGCAAAGAACTCTCAGATCGTACAAAATGATTTCTATCTTGCAACCGCTGCTGATATTGTTGCAGATCCCTCCGCTCCAAATGCTTTTGTAGAAGGTATTATGGAGGGGAAAGAATGGATTTGGAATAATGGACTTTTGCATGAACAAGATGTAGAACGAGCAAGAGACAATATTCTAAGAGCATCTTCCAAAAAACTTGAGGAAGTAAAAATAAACGAGTTTAAAAAGTTATTATCAAATTTGTAATATTATAAATAATACTACAGTAAACGAAATATACCATTAACTATTAGGAGTATCAAGTTCTATGGAAAATAAAACTCAAGAAGAAATTCTGGAAGAAACTGAGCAAGAAGAACTTGTTGAGGCTCCAGAAGAAGTTGTGGAAGGTGAATTACCTTCCGCATTACAAAAAGCAATCGACAAGAAAAACGGCAAAAAAGACGAAGATGATGACGATGACGAAGATGATGACGAAGATGATGATGATGAAATGAAAAAAGAGGAGGTTAAAATTCCTTCTACTAAATCTGCCATGATTAAAGCACTTTTCGATAAAGTCAACGGTATGAAAAAAGAAGATGTTTCTGCGAAATGGAAAAATCTTATGAGTGTTGTAGAAGCAGAAGATTTGGGTGGAGAAACACCTCAAGATGCAACACCAGAAGGTGATACAGGCAAAATAGGTAAAAAGAAAAAGAAAATTAAAATTTCCATGCCTGAAATCAATGTCAAAGAAGATATTGATGCGTTGGTCGAAGGTGAAGAACTTTCAGAAGAGTTTAAGTCTAAAGCTTCCACCATTTTTGAAGCCGCAGTTCACCAGAAGGTAATGGAAATTGCAACTGGAAAGATTGACGAACTCGAAACGGAGTATCAAACCAATCTTGAAGAAGAGATTGTTTCATTCCGTGACGAATTGACCGAAAAAGTCGATGGTTATCTCAACTACGTAGTTGAAGAGTGGATGAGGGAAAATGAACTTGCAATAGATAGTTCATTGAAAAGTGAAATTACCGAAGAATTCATTGGTGGTCTTAAAGATCTCTTCAGTGAACATTACATTGAAGTTCCAGACGAAAAAGTTGACATCATCGAAAGCCTTTATGATAAGGTCGAGGAACTCGAAGAAAAATTAAATTCTCAAATCGATGATAACGTTCAAACTACGAACGAACTCAACGAATATCGTAAGGATAAGATCTTGGAAGAAGTTTGCGAAGACCTTGCAGACACACAATCCGAAAAGATGAAAACTCTTATAGAGGGTGTTTCTTACGAAAATGATGCAGACGACTTTGAGAATAAAGTCATGATGATCAAGGAAAATTATTTTCCCAATCAAACTAAACAGGATGAAAATGTTGAACAAGAAAGTGATGTGTCATACAATGGTGAAGAGGTTTCTGAACCTAAGATGAACAACATCATGGAAGCATATAGTAAAGCTATTGCTCGTAAATAATAATCAATTTTAAATATTTTTTTAACAATATAAGGAGTTTAAAAAATGCAACTTTCAGAATCAATTAATAATAAGTGGGCGCCGGTTCTAGATCATCCAGATCTTCCCAAAATCGGCGATCCCTATCGCAGAGCAGTTACTGCTATGTGTCTCGAAAATGTTGAAAAACAATATGCTCAAGACAAACAAGGCAGTGGGCTCTTAATGGAAGCAACCCCAACTACTACAATGGGACTAACATCCACTAACCCATCTTTAGGTGGTGTAGCAGGAAATTCGGTTCAAGCATCTGCGGATTTTGCAGATCCAGTTTTGATCTCAATGGTTCGACGTGCGATGCCTCAACTCGTAGCATACGATGTTTGTGGTGTGCAACCAATGTCTGGGCCAACAGGATTGATTTT